CGTGAAGAAGCTCTTTACCGTCTCGAAACTGCATCTAGCGTTTCAGGATTCTAATCCGCTAGTCTTATCCCCAGTAGCAATACTGGGGGTAGGGCTAGTTTATTAGCAAAGGATAAACATGTACAAGTTCACCACACCATACATTGAAGAAGGCGTTGACACTGGTCATCGATTGTTTAATCGTATGCGTTTTCGTAAAGGTATTAGTGTGTTAAAAATTGATAATGACTATGTAGAGTTGCGTTATCCATCTCAAGATGAACTTGCTTTGGCTAGTGTTTACTACATGGGTGGACATACATATACTATTTCTGATACTGCCGCTGCTGACTTAACTGCTGCTGGTTATGAAGTGACGGCTTTGTAATGACAATACAAGATAAAGCAGCAATAGTAGGGATTATTTCAACATGTTTCAGTTTGGCAATCGTTTTAGGCAAGTGGCTTATTGTTATTCCTTTGAAGAATTTTATTCAGGAACATACGTATCCGATTCAACCAAATGCAAATGGTGGCAAATCGTTACCAGACATTGCTAGGACTGTTGTTGAAATTAAAGCAACACTTGATGGTATGAACTATCAGTTGCATAAAGTTGAAGACCGTTTAGATAAACATATTGAGTTACATGTTAAGGGTGAAGCATAGTGGATACTGGCAAGTACAATATTAAAGCTCGTCAAGGTTCTACGTTTAGTTTTTTATTTACTATTACTAGTGATAGTAATATTACTATTTCTAATCCTACTGGTTTGTGGAATCTAACTGGATACTCTGCAGCAATGCAGGTACGTTCCTCTACTTCTTCTACAATTAAGATCCTTAGTCTTTCTACTACTTCTGGTATTACTCTTGGTGGTACCGCAGGTACTGTAACATGTACTGCTTCTGCAGCAACTATGGCTGCTATTAAAGCTGGCACATATGTTTATGATATTGAATTGACGGAGCCTAGCACTGGTGTTGTTTATGCTTTGTTGGAAGGTAAGTTTACCGTAACCGCTGAGGTGACTAAGTAGTGGCTACTCAGATTAACATTCAAGAATCTCCTTCAGTTTTAGTTACTGTTGATGAGAGTGTTACAAATGTTACTACTGGTTCTTCTGCGGTAAATGTTTCAATTGATCAGAGTTCTACTACTTCTGTCCTTGTGTCTGCAGATCAAGGTCCTCAAGGTGTTAAAGGAAACACTGGTGATACTGGTGCTGCAAGTACTGTTGCTGGTCCTACTGGTAATGGTATTTCTAACATTACACGTACTTCTGGTAATGGTGCTGCAGGAACTACAGATACATTTACTATTACTTATACCAATGGTTCGACTACTACATTCCAAGTTTATAATGGTACCAATGGTACTAATGGTCGTGGTATTACTTCCATTGCGCGTTCATCAGGTAATGGCACGGCAGGCACAACTGATACATACACAATAAATTACACTGATTCTACTACATCAACATTTAATGTTGTAAATGGTGCTAATGGAACTAATGGTCAAGGTGTCCCTGTTGGTGGAACTACTGGTCAAGCATTAGTAAAGATTGATGGAACTGATTACAATACTCAGTGGTCTACTCCCGCTGCTACTGGTGTAACTTCAGTTACTGCTGGTACTGGTTTGACTACTGGTGGTAGTCCCATTACTAGTACTGGAACTATTGCTATTGATTCAACTGTTGCTACCCTTACAGGGTCACAAATTTTAACTAATAAAACTTTGACCAGTCCTGTTATTAGCACTATTACTAATACTGGTACGTTAACTTTGCCTACAACTACAGGAACTATTGCTTTAACTTCAGGCGATATCACTGGCAACGCTGCCACTGCAACAACTGCTGGAAACTTATCTGGCACTCAAACCCAGAAGTATGTTTATGCTGCACCTAATGCAACCAATGGCACTGCTTCTTTTAGGGCTTTAGTTGCTTCTGACTTGCCATCTGCCAGCACTGCTGCTGCTGGTATTGTTCAACTTGAGGATTCTACATCGAGCACTAGCACCACTAAGGCTGCTACGCCTAACAGTGTTAATTCTGCCTACAATTTGGCTGCAGGTGCACTACCTACTTCTGGTGGCACTATGTCTGGCACATTGGACCTTAATTATAATGCACTCACTGGACTTACAACTCTTGACATCAATTATGTTGGATCACTAAGCAAAAAAGCATACCTACGGAATGACTCTAATTCGAATGCTACAGTTTACTTTCCAACAAATAGTGGCCAGTTAATTGCCAGTAATGATAGCCAGACAGTTTCAACAAGCATGCTTGCAGATAACAGCGTAACTACTGCAAAAATTGGCAATTCACAAATTACATCAGCAAAAATTGTTGATGGCACCATAGTCAATGACGACATAAGTAGTACGGCTGATATTGCTTCCAGCAAAATAAGTGGTACAGCAAAAACTGTTACTGTTCCATCAGCTACCCAATTAGCTCAAGAGTTTATGCCGGGTGCAGGTTATCTAGACATCCAGCCAAGGTTTATCACTAGTAGCAGTCGCTCAATGGGTAGCAATTCTTTCTATAGTTCATACTTCATGGCGACAAAAAACATTACAGTCACATCGATAACAGTTTATGTAAGTACGGCAGCATCACCCATTGGTGCTAATAACAAAGTCCAAGTCGGTATTTTCCAGCCATCAGATTCCACAGGTGCATACTCGGCAAGCACACCTACTCACAATAAGTGTTTAGCCATTGCAACAAAAACTGGAACATCAGGTAGTGGCATGGGTGGTTTTGGAACAGCTGGCCTTGAAACATTTACACTTGCAGCTTCTGTTACTTTGACTGCTGGACAAATCTATGGTGTCGGTGCAGTTGCTTGGTCTACTGGTGGATTCACGACACCAGCATCACTTCTTGCTTACCCTACTGGTGGAACTGCAGCTGGATTAGCTCCCTACACAAGTGGAACTATTACCCAATCAATTTCCAGCACAGTAAGCATTGCCGTAAACGATGTATTTAGTGTGACTACTGGAGCATCTGTTACTCAATGGGCAAGGTTGATCGCCTAATGGCTTGCCGTACCGGATGCCCCACACAGGACTGTGAATCGTATGCTGACTGCTGCAAAGGTGTGGCAATTAATAAGAGTAGTTTGAGAGTTAACTAATGAGTTGTCGTACAGGTTGTCCTACTCAAGATCATGAATCTTGGGGAGATTGTTTAGTAGCTTCTAACATTCAAATGAATGCTGGTGATGCTAGTAGTGGTCTTGTATCTAATGGTTGGACTCAAAAGAAATGGGACAAAGAACTTAACCTTTATGAATCTGTTCGCAAACAAGGCATTCAACCAGATGGTACAAGTACAGCAAAGATCCAGCAAGCTTTGGATATTAGTGACAAGACAGGTAAAGCATATGGCAAGTAAACATCCAGGATTCAAAGCAGTGCAATCTCGCATTGCTAAGAAGCAAGGCATTAGCAAAAAAGCAGCAGGAGCAATTCTTGCATCGTCTGCTCGTAAAGCTAGTTCTGCAGCAATCAAAGCCAACCCACGCCTTAAGCATGTGTCTGGTGTTACCAAGAAAGGCAAATAGTTATGGCTATTGCTAAAAAGAAAGCACCAGCAAAGAAGGCTGCTGTTAAGAAGTCTGCCAATCCCTTCATCGAGAAGAAGACTGGTGAACGCTATGCCTCTAAGAAGGCAATGGTAAAGCATGAAAAGAAGGAAAGTCCTTCTATGATTCGTAAAGAATACGGCAAGTCATTCAAGAAGGGAATGCGCTAATGGCACGAATTGTTAATCCTAATTTTAATATAGGTATCACTGGTAAGCGTAAGCCTAATCCTGCTCCTCCTGCAAAGAAACCTAAACCTCTTACTCCTGCAATGAAGAAGAAGGCAGTGGCTATGAAGGATCTTTCTACCATAAAAGCAAAGAGCACGAAGAAAGCAACATCAATGAAAAGCCTTAACTCATCTGTTGGAATGAAGAAGAAGTAAAATGATTGATCCTCGTCTTAAACGTGCTGGTGTGTCTGGTTACAATAAACCTAAGCGTACTCCTAATCATCCTACTAAGTCTCATGTTGTTGTGGCTAAGGTTGGTACTCAGGTGAAGACGATTCATTTCGGTCAACAGGGTGTCTCTGGCTCTCCTAAAAAAGCAGGAGAGTCGGAGGCATACCGCAAACGTCGTGAAGCTTTTAAAGCTCGTCACGCAAGTAACATTGCTAAGGGCAAAATGTCTGCAGCATACTGGGCTAATAAGGTGAAATGGTAATGGCTACTGGTCTACAATTAAATTTGAATCGTGTTATTGGTAATACCATGACTGGTTCTACGTGGCTAGATGCACAAAGTGCTGCAAATGTTTGGGCTGGTACTAATGGTCTTGACCTTCTTGGTGCTCTTAATGTTAAAGCAGGTACTAGTGGAGCAGGATTAAATAAAGTTTGTAATATTCTTGCTGGTACATCTAACTTAGATGCAGATGGTGCATCTGAATATTTTGGCTTACTTGGTAATCCTATCCTTAGTAATATTTCTGTTTGGTATGATGGATCATTAGTTAATGGTACTGGCATTTCTAATCCTACTGATGGTGCTGCTATTTCTACTTGGAAAGATTTGTCTGGTAATGGTAGGGATTTAGTTCAAGCAACAACAAGTTTGCAGCCAGTTTTTAATTCAACTTTTATTAACGGTCAACCAACAGTATGGTTTAACAATAACACTGATACTATGTCTACAGTTTCATCTGTACCAATGGCTGCACAGAAAAGTATTTATGCTGTAGTGCATAGGATTTCTAATGGCACAGTAAGTCCTCAAAGTATTTATGCACAGCGCAATCCTTCATCCAGTGCCTACGGTCCACAGCTTAGATTCACAAGTGCAGCTAACCCTTCTGCTGTTGATTTTCGTGTTTCAACAAATCCAGATTTGTCCACTATTACAAGTTCAACAACTGTAGCAAATGGAACAACTAATGTGTTGTCTATGGTTTCTGATGGCACTGGAAGTACTGTTACTTCTTTTAAGGGATACATAAATGGAACTTTGCGTGGTTCAACTACAGGTTCTGGTAACTTAACTAATACATCAAACACTGTCACTGTTGGTGCAACAACTATTTTGTCAGCAACACATCATTGTGTTTATGGTTACTATGCAACAGTTCTTGCCTATGATGCAGCACATACAGATACTCAAAGGTTAGCAATTGAGCGTTGGCTTGGTTCACGCTATGGCGTAACAGTAGCATAAGGAGAAACAATGACTACTCCTAAGAAAAAAGTTTATGGACCATACAAGGGCAGTAAAGAAAATGGTGGTCGCAAGATCTATGTTATCAAGCATGGACAAAAGGCTACCTCTACTAATGCTGCACGTTTAGATTACAAACGTGCTACTGGTAAGTCTTTATCTAAAGATACTCATGTAGATCACAAAGATAATAATCACAAGAACGGTAGCATCAAGAATCTTAGGACTACTAGTGCATCAAAGAATATTGGCAAAGGCAACCAAAACAGAAAGAAGAAGTAATGGCTACCAGACCAACACCTAGTCCTAGTCCCATTCAGAGTCCTAGTACTAAGTCTTCTCCTCCACTAAAGGAGTCTGGTGATTACAGTGGAGCCTTATGGGAAATTGGTGATTTTCTTTTTGCTGCTAGATCCATTGCTAAGATTGCTCATGGTAAAGGTACTTGGGGAGATGCTTTTGCTGCTGGTGTAAGTGCTGCTGCTATATTTATTCCTCCATTAAAACTTGGTAAGCTTGCTGAACCAGCCCTTAAGGCTGTTGTTGCTGAGTCTGAAAAAATGTTGAGTACTGAAGTTGTATCCGTTGTTGGCAAGAAACAATTAGAAAAAAATATTAATAATGCAACTACACTTCTTAATCATTCAGAAGATACACGTCCAATAATTGCCCAACAATTAGAAGATGGCACTTTTGAAATTACAAAACTTCCATTGCTGACTAAAACTTCAGGCGACGTTCAGCTTAAAAACCTTGATCCAAGCCAAAGGCGACGTGCGCTACGCAATGCAGATAAAGAAAAAGAATTATCTCGTGAGTATATTGATAATGCAAATGCTGGTGAAATTCAGGCTTCTGAAAGCACACATCCATATGATGTTGCAAACACAGAAGCTAAAGCTGCAAACCTAGAAGAGTCTGCTCGTATTGCAGAACGCAATCCAGATGCTCTTGTATTCAGGGACAGAGAAAATGATATTCCTGAATTAATTGATAAGTCTACTGTGCCTGGTCGCAGTCAAGCATCTATTGATGAAAGACTTAATCGCCCCACCAACTGGTGGGATCACGTCAAAACTGAGTATGAAAAAGTAAACAAAGAACTTCCTTCTGACATTAAACCATATTCTGCTCTTGAACCAGAAATCGATATTCTTAAAACAGATTACGAATTGCTTCAGCATTTAACAACGTATGATATTAGTACGGATGCTGACTCAACAAGCAAGCTTGTAAGGGTGCTTGAATCACTAGCCAAGGTAGAGCCAGACGAAAAAACTAAATCCATTCTTGAATCTACAATCGCTGACCTTGATGTTAATGGTACTGAATCAGAAGTATTTAAGAAAATTGTTACTGTTGCTCAACGTAAATTAAACCGTATTGAAAAGCTTGCTGAATACGCACAAGATAAAACTGGTACAGCATTTGCTCGTCAGACAAATGAAATTGTTCCAGTAATTGATAAAGCAACAGGAAAGGTAGACTGGGTCAAACCTAAGTCCTATCAGGATTTTAGCAAAGTTACTTTATCGCCAGATCGTCCTGCCCGTAGCTTGGTTAGTGAAATTGAATCTGATTTATCCAGCCTGAGAGACGAAGCCATGTCCCTGTATGGCAAGCTTAATGACAAAAAAGGATATCATCAACCTAGGTTAAGGAAACGATTAAAAGAAATCAATGGTCGCATTGTAACTACATACAAGGAATTACTTAAGGCTCGTAGTTCAATGACTCCGTTAGAAATAGAAAAAATTACGGACAAGAGTTTACTTACCCTTAAATTTGAAACAATGAAAAATGGGGTTCAACTTCCTAGGTTAGCAAGACGCACAGTCAGAGGTCCATCTCAAACTATGAGTAGGGCTGAACTTAGGAAACTACGTCCAGAGTCTAAGCCAGGACGTAAACCTACATCTAGTAGGCAGAAGGAACCTGATTATATTGGTAAGATTGATGCACCTATTTCTCAACTATACAATGAATTAAAGATTACTCGCCAGCAGTACAGAGAAATCAAGAAGTCTATGATTGATTTTGCTGAATATTCTCCCAAGTGGGTCAGCAATAAGCGTAAACTAGATCGCTTAGAACGCCAAGGAAAAGCAATTAATCGACAAATTGAAAGGCGTAAAACTATTCTCAGGGATACCGCCTCTCAAAAACCAGTTCGCAAAGAAGCTTCTGAGATTACTATTCATTCTGGTGGAGCTAAGGGTGCTGATACTCAATGGGCTAGAATAGCCGATGCTAAAGGAATTAAAACTACCGCTCACAGTTTTAAAGACCATGAAAGTCTTGGCGGATTTATGGGCAACCGTCCTGCTTTGGAAACTCGCAATGTTCTATCTAGGGAACAATTGTTAGAGGCAGATCAATTCCTAGAACGTGCTGGCATACGCATGGACCGCAACTTTAACCCAGATAGTGACTACGTAGATTTATTGCGTCGCAATTACTACCAAGTTAAAGATTCAAAAGCCGTTATTGCTATTGGTGATAAATTTGTTGGTGGTCAAAAAGTTGTTGACGGTGGCACTGGTTGGGCTGTGCAAATGGGTATTGACATGGGCAAGTCTGTTTATGTGTTTGATCAGGCTACTTCTTCTTGGTATCGCTGGGGCGGCAAGAAGTTTGTAAAAATTGATGGACTGCCTCCTGCGTTTAATAGTTTTGCTGGTATTGGTACGCGCCAACTTAAGGGCAATGGCAATAGGGCAATTACTGAATACGTAGAAAAAATATCTGGCAAACTTTCAAAAACAACTAAGACGGCAAATGTTGAATCTGCTGGTGAAGTAGTACGTTTAAAGAAGTTAAATGAACTTGGTTTTAAACGTAGCGATGTAGTTGACATTGGTCGTAGTGGAGAATTTGGTAATCCATATAGGGTTGACAGAAACCTACCAATAGAAAAAGCAGCACAAGAAGCTGTTAAAAAATATCGTAAATGGTTGTGGGACAAAATTCAAGCCGAACCTGAATACGCTAGAAAACTTTATGAACTTAAAGGCAAAAAGCTTGCTTGCCCTGGGGAAGAAAAAGATGTCAACTGTCACGGTCAAGTTATCCTTAAAGCAATTAAATATCTAGAAGCACACCCCGAATTAATGGAAGGTAAGTAATGCCAACATTTAATCAAATGGCAGAGGAAGTTAGTCGCAAGATGGCTGGCTTTACCTATCGACAAGATAGGCAAACACATCTTAAGGCTGCCATAACAGCATCAGCAACCAGTATTACTGTTGCCTCTGCTGAGAATATTTCTAGTGGAATTATTCAGATTGATGACGAACTATTGTATGTTGATAGTTACAATCGATCTACTGGTGTACTTAGTATTCCACCTTATGGTCGTGGGTACAACGGTACCATTGCAGTATCACATACTAATGGATCTAAAGTAGTTATCTCTCCTACTTATCCTATTGTAGATATTAAGACTGCTATCAATGAGACAGTGCAATCTATCTTCCCTGATATCTATACACCACATGTGTACACATTTACTTACTCTCCCGCAAAGAGTACTTACGCATTGCCTTCTGATGCTATTAATGTCCTGTCTGTTTCTTATCAAGTAATTGGACCTAGCAAAGAGTGGGTTCCAATTCGTTCTTACCGTGTAGATAACATGGCTAACGTTGATGCATTTGAATCTTCTAATAGCATTACGCTTTACAGTGGTGTGCAAGCTGGTCGTACTGTACAAGTCTATTACGCTGGAGAGCCATCCATAATGGATGGTAGTAGTGATGATTTTGTTTCTACTACTGGTCTGCCTGATACTTGTAAGGATGTAATTATTTATGGTGCAGCATACCGACTGTCTTCGTTCATTGACCCAGGTCATCTTTCTTACAGCACCGCTGAAGCGGATGCTCAGTCACAGGCTACTCTTAGCAGCCGTTCGTTTGCTGCTGGTGCTAACGCATCTAAGTATCTTTATGCAATTTATCAACAGCGACTTCAAGAAGAAGCGCGAAAGCTAGACAACCGTAATCCAGTCCGCGTACACTATTCGAGGTAACTAATGCCAAAACGTAATTACAGTTCTACAACTATTGCCCGTAAGCTTACTTCGGCAATGTCATCCTCAACGTCTGGTGCTACAGATGTAATGATTCTTGACTCTACTTCCACTGTTCCTACGGCTTATCCGTTTACTATGGTAGTTGATCCTGATACTAGTTCAGAAGAAATTGTTACGGTAACTGGTGCACCTACTGGTTATTCTTATCCCGTTACCCGTGGTGTTGATGGCACTTCTGCTACTGCTCATCTTAATAATTCTGTTGTTCGCCACATGGTTACTGCTCGTGATTTGCAAGAACCACAAGATCATATTTATGCAACTGCAAACGTTCATGGTCTTGATACCGCAGGACCTAGTGGTGCTACTGGTGGCACTGTTGTCGGTACTAGTGCTCAGCAAGCATTGACTAATAAAACTATTTCAGCATCAACATTGTCTGGAACCATTACTGCTTCTGGAGCCACTATTACTTCTCCAGTTCTTTCTGGTTCAACAATATCTGGTAGCACAACAATCAGTGATACTGTAACAAACAGTGGAACTATTGTTGGTGGAACGTACACTACACCTGTTATTGCATCTATTAAGAATGCTGCTGGTACTGCATACATCACAGATACCAATGCTAACTTTACTGTTGGTGCTGGAGATTCCATTTACAACAAGTCTTACTTCTATCAATTAGGTGCAACAAGAAATTTAATTAGCACATCTACTGTTGCTCAAAGTATATTTAATAAAGGAATTGCACTTCCTGAAACTGGACCAACAAATACTCTTTATCATTTTGAAGCTAAAGTTAAATTAACTAATGGTACTACTGCACATGAAACTTATTTTCAATTAAATGGTTTGAGTACTGGTACATTTCCTTTGTGTGATTTTATTGTGACAATATATGATGGTAGTACCGCTACTCCTAATCAAGGATCTATTAATATTACTCAAGTTGTTAGCCCTACAAGTACTGTATCAATTGTTGGTGCTGCTTCAACAACTCCAAACGCATTGTTTACAATTGTTGGAACATTTGTTGCAACAAGTGGAGCAACTCTTAATCCTTGCATTAAGTTTAGTGCTGCTCCTGGTGGTTCACCAACAGTAGCAACTAACTCTTACGTAAAGGTTACTCCTATTGGTCCTTGGGTTACAGGTACTGACACGGTACGTGGAAGCTGGGCATAGTGGCTATTCAATTCAATGACATTACTGATGACATTCCAATTGACTTATCTGCTGCCGATGAAACATCTTCTTTCCTGCCTAAAGACATTGCTTACGATGTTAGCTTTGGTGATAACGGATTCATTGTAAAGAATGATGCACAAAATCCATACATTAGAGAAACTGCACAGTACAAAAAAGATCAGTTTGATAATTCAACTGAGCCAGGTGAGCAGACTCTTATTGGTTGGTGGCTACGTTCGCAAACTTCATGGCATGAGGGTGCAGGTATTAGATACTTTGAACCTGGTGTTGAAAAGAATGTTACTCATAGATTTTATGACTCTCGTGGTGTAGATGTTTGGAACGTTGGTGAAGCAAGTTTGCTTTCAAAAACCGTTCAAGCTTACACAGGTATTAATGGTATTGATGCTACAGCAGGACATGATGGAACTACTGAATGTCTTGTGTGTGGCGACTCTGATGGTGTACTTAGAAAGATTGTATTAAATGGAAACTCGACTGCTACTGCTAGCACTTATACCATTGCTTCTCATTCTGCTTATCCTTTTTGCTCTGTAGCCAGTGATGGCTACAAGTATTATGCTGCTTGTAGTGTTGCTATTCATAGCGGTGTAATTGGAGCCAACTCCGATGTTGTTAGATATAGATACACAAGTACTCCAACCAGTAAAGTATTTATTAAATATGTAAAGGGTTATGTAATTCTTGGTGTAAGTAATGTTCTTTACAATCTTTATGACATTGCTACTGCTACTGCTTCCCATTCTGGTGGGTCATCAGATCTTCCAGGTGCTGCATACAAGAACACACACATCAACCCTAACTTCACTTGGGGAGACGCTACTGCTGGACCCATGAACATTTATGTATCTGGAAACTCTAACAGTCTTGGTGAGATTTGGGCTATTGGATTTGATGATGTAACTCATACTCCAGATATGAACAATGCACAAGTAGTTATCTCTCTACCTTTTGGCGAGACTGTTAATGCAGTACATTACTATCTTGGACACTTGTGTGTTGGTACTAATAAAGGTATTCGTATTTGTCCTGTTGATGCTAATGGTCAAGTAGTACTTGGTCCTCTATTGTATGACAATGGGTATCCTGTTACGGGTTTTACTGCTCGTGGTACATATCTTTTTGCATCTACTTCTTTAGCAACTACTGGTGCTGGAAGCACCGCTGCTCTTATTAGAGTTGATCTTAGTAATCCATTTGACGATGGCACATTTCCTTATGCTAATGACCTTGAAGATGAGTCAACTACAACAACAGAAGCTACAGATACTTATTTAATTAATGATCGTTTAGTTATGATTGTTAAAGAAGGTGCTGTTGGAAAGATACATGTTCAGCACACTACTGATAAGAGATCTTCTGGTTGGTTAGAAACTGGTTACACTAGGTATGGTACTACTGAACCTAAGTACTTTAAGTATTTAAATATTAATACAGAGTATGATTCTGAGGACAGTATTAGTATTACTACTATTGATTCTAACCACAATACTTACGATGTGGCAGTAATTAATAATGCAACTAATGCTAAAGATCTAGAGATTCATAACCCAACTGGTAAGCAGGAACTGCTTGCTCTTAAGTTTACATTCAATAACAACTCACCTAACACCAACACTCCACGCCTAATGTCTTATCGCATTAAAGCTATTCCTGGTGTAGCACGTCAACGTTTGATAACATATAGATTATCTTGTTATGACATTGAGCAAGATAGATACAACTCGCAGTTTGGTTACATCGGTAGGTCGTATGACCTGCTTACTCATATGGAAATCCTTGAGGAAGCTGGTGACTTTGTATTGGTTACTGACTGGCGTACTAATGAAAGTTACACAGGCACGATTGAAGCAATGAGGTTTGAGAATACAGCCTCGTCAGATAAGAATAGTTCTGGTTATGGTGGAATCCTAACCGTACAAATAAGGAAGGTAAACTAATGAATCCGTTTTTTAACTGGTTAGCAACTAGCCCGTTAGCAACCGCTCTAAAGGTCGCTGTTGCAGCTTCCCTTGGTTGGGTACTGGACAACACGGAGACCCTGAACGTGTCTCCTGTGGCTTCTGTAGCCCTTGTAGCGGCTATTCCTGTACTAATCAACTGGTTGAACCCAGAAGACTACCGCTATGGGGTTAACTCTATTACAAGTTTAATTAAGAAAGGAAAGTAGTTATGCCTAATCAAAGACAAGAAGGCGGCGGTTCTGGTGGCGCTGGCGGTTCTGGCGGATACAGTGGTGGTGGCTCTCGTGGCGCTGGCAGTTCACGAACTTCATCTACTCGCACTAGTCCACGCATTAATAAACCAGTGAAGAAGACTACAACTAAAACTGCACCCAAAGTAAAAAAGCCAAGCAATGCTTTCATGAAATTTGTAACTGAAAAAAATTCTCCTTATTCTCGTTCAGAAATTAAGCGTGTAATGAAAAAAGATGCAAGGTATCAAGAGGTTGCTAAGAGAACTGCTGCAAAAAAAGTTGTTAGTAATAAAGTTAGCAAGAACGCGGGGTTAAAGTAATGGCATATCCAGTAAAGAACCCTAAGGTTACTTGTGCTTACGGTGTTAAGGGAAACCAATGGATGTCAGGTTGGCATCAAGGTGTTGACTTTGGCGCACCTGTAGGTGCTCCTGTATTTGCTGTAGCAGACGGTGTAGTCGTATCAGTAGGTAAGCAAGGATCAGCACTTGGTCAGTACTCACCTACCATCAAACACAAGTTCCGTCTACGTACTTTATACTGCACCTATGCTCATGTCAGTAAGTCACATGTTAAAACTGGCGACATTGTAAAGATAGGTCAGCACATTGCTAACGTAGGCGTGGAAGGCAATGCACACTCTGGTTCTCATCTTCACTTTGAAGCACAGAAGACTAGGTTCTGGCAAATAGGTGGAGGAGTCAATCCATTTTGGATCTTCCGCTATAAGGGTCGTAGCTAATCACGCTTATTAAAAAAGAAACCCCCCTCGGAGAAATCCTTGGGGGGCTCTTTTTATTTGGTTAGTGAAGGCATATCCTAGGCAACCCACACTTATCTGTCTGGAAAGTCTTCATCCTTGTAGGGATAACGACCACCCAGAAACTTAACCATCTTGGCTACACAACGGTTAGCCTTGACCATAATGGCACGTTCAGTCTTGTCAGACTCAACTGCTTCTTTTAGTTCACTACCATTTAGTTGTTCACCATAGAAGTAGTAGACCAGTTCCTGTTCGTCTTTAGGTAGAGACTGAAAAGCTTTCTTAATGTCTGCACTGAAAGCTATCCAGTCACCAGACTCTGAAAGAGTCTTGTTGGATCTACCAGTGTCAGACATTACGTTGTTCAACTTACTCCAATCATCGCTAAGGACGACAGGAATCATAAGCTTAACAAACTCTTTAGTGTAGTAGAAATTATCTGATGGTTCGTAACCAGCCTTTGCTGCTTTTTCTTTGACACAGTAGTCAAGTGCAGCATTGCGTAGTGACTTAGCAAATAGATTATCTTTATCTTTTTGCTTCTCTAGTTCAGACCATTCAATGATCTTATTGGGATGTGTAGCGAACCAGAGCCAAAGCTCTTGTTCGATGTCATCCTTTTCAACCATGTCGAATTTCTTCTTGTACTCACTAGCAACTTGGCGAACCATGTCTTGATAAGTTTCATAAATGTTGTATTCAAGTAGAGGATTAGTAGACATATTCCTGTCCCTCTACAACAAAGGACTTGTTGGTAATAGGTACGATTGTAGGTGTTACCACACCTTTGTCGTTGATGTGTAATAGACCGAAGGCTTGCTGCCAGTTTGCTGTTCCTCCATTGAGGTAGGAAGCTTGACGAAGGTCCATAAGGTGCCCGACCTCAACGCCATAAAGTCTATTTCGTATTGTTCCGTTATAGCCCGTATGTTCATGCTGGATGCCTGTACGGTGAGTATGACCGCATACGACCGACGTACCAGTCTTGCGAGCAAGAGCCATAGCCGTGCCACCAGCCGTTCGCGAAAGGGAACCTTCGTCTCCATGAGCAAGAATCCATCCCTTTGCAAAGGAATAGAACCTATCGTGGTACGTAATGTCATTCTCGGCGTATCGGAGTAGCTTCGCGTACTCAAGTTCTCTGAGACTGGCAAGCGCTGGTGCATACCTATTGACGTAGTGAGATACACGATCACCGTGGTTACTCCTCATAGTGTTGAATGGCTTATCACCAAGGGCTTCTTTAAAGCCAATCATGATGTCTGCTGTCATATCTAATCCCCGTTGGAGAGTGCCAGCGAATTCGCCAGCACTCCCCTTGTTCCATCGGGAAGGTTCGGGACTGTCAGCTTCATCCCCAACGCACATTAGTTCATCTGGTTGGTAATCTAAAACGAATTGCTGCACAGCAGCAACCGCCCTAGGATCATGGTAAGGCACTTGCATATCGCTGATTACAACAATGCGTTTCATATTTACCTACTTAGTTTCCCACTTCTCGTCAATGACAAGGAGACTAATCACTGCGTAGTTGAGAATGTCGATGAACGTATCACGGATGGACTCGTTCTGTGGTGCTTTGCCTGAAGTAAGGAGATTACCCAGACGTGCTACCTTATCATGGAGCCGAACACTCAAACCATTTAGTGCACCACCAGGTGCATGGCTGATGTTAGTCGGACCATAATCCTTATGCTTCTTGACTAGTAGATTGACAGCCTCTATTGCTACTGCCATTGCATCTAGATTCAGTTCAAGATACTTATTAGTTACCTTGCTTGGGGTAACTGTAAATTCAAAGTAACCACCAGCGGTTGTTGTGGGTTGATATGGATTCCTATAACCTTTAGACCCTGGCTTTCGAGGACTTTTAGTATGTGTTCCATATCCGTGTGGATTGTTCCTCTCGTCACGTTGCTTCCTACTTATTTCCTCATTGTAAGACTTGGCTACTTTGCCTTCATCTTCTCTTTTGTTGCACATTAGGCAGCTACCTTTTCCTTAAAGTAGTGTTTGCCTTGGGATAAAAACATTGAGTTAACATCTTCTCCTTCAGGCATTTGGATAGTTATTACGTTCTGTAGTTCTTTTGCTAGCGTCTTTGCAAAATCAGTACCAGGCTGATCACCATCGGCAAAAATATAAATGGTGCTGAAATCTTGCAGTAGTCGATTGTAGTGCGGCTTCCACGAGTTGACACCAGGCACACCAACAGCAGGTACACCACACTTGTAATGTAGAGTAATAGCATCAATCTCTCCCTCGCATACTGCAATAGTATCATAAGCTTCAACTAATGCACGTACATTGTACATTCTTGTTTGAGTACTAGGTAAACCTAGATACTTGGGTTCTTCTGGACCCATAGCCCTGAACCTAATATCTACTGTACCTGATGGTGTTAGGTAGGGAATAGACAACCTGTTGGTGAATTGTTCCTGTCCTGGTAGTGGACTAGCGACGACCCCTAATTGAATTTCCTGAGCCGTCACCATGTCTATTCCTCGCTTGGCTAGGTACTCTTCTGCCAAGGGAAGGTACTGAGCGTAGTGTTTTGTAGACTTGTCCAGTAATATTTTCTGCGATCTTGATAGCTTCACGGTACTTTACTCCTTCGTATTCTTTAATAACATTAAATGGATTACCTTTTATTCCGCAGCCATGACAGACAAATAGATTATCTTTCACTGACATACCTGCACTGGCATGACTGTCGGAATGGAATGGGCATCTTAACTTCTGCCAAGATTGATAGTTTTTATTTGGCTTACCACCATAGTGTTCTACGATAACTGCAATAGGTGGCATGTCCATTAATAACCTGCTTGTTTGATTAGTTCATACCATATACTGGCAGGCATAGTAGCGTACCAATTATCAACACTAGTAGTACCACGCTTTTTATGAATAATCGTACCAGTTTCTGCTTTGTCATTAGCAATCTCTACTTCTAATTCTGATACCCATTGGGATAGTTCCATTTTTGCACAGTTCTTTACTTCGATTACTACTGACGGGATACCAGCAATATCACCGCGATCGCTACTACCATTAAGGCTGCGTCGTTCAACGTGTTTCCTTCCTTTCGACTGCAACCAATTCACTACAGCCGTCTCTGCTGATGTACCTTTTTGCTTACTCTTGCTCATCCTGCTCACCGTCTAACGCTTTGATAGTGTCGCATGGATAGTCTGAGTAGCAGTCTTGGCACATAGTCCAACCCTCTTCATACGCACCACAACAGTCAGGGTCACCGCACACACTGTCGTTGGCATCTATTTCTTTGTGCAATTCACGCACACGTTGGATGGCTTCTTCTGCTTGATTTGCTTTAGCTTGAAAGTAAGTCATTACCCATTCACCTCAACTTCTACACTTTCAGGACGGACACCACTACGCTTAGCAATAATCTTAGCTTGCTCTGCGGTATCTGCTTCGATCCAATACGTTTCAATGATTGTTACTTGGTATTCCATTACCTGACCTCCTCTAGGTCTGCGATGAACATGTACTCTGGGTTGAACTGTAACCATACAGGACTGTTACCTGTTGCGTCTGCTTTACCATAACGATTTTTAACTGCAGCAACACCAAGCAACCCATTGTTGCTCTGTCCTACTGTAAGAATAAGGGCAGGTAACTGTGCTACCTTACCCTGTAACGAACTACGAGCTTGGCAAGGGTCACCAGCGTAGCCTTCTTGTGTGTGGTGTAGCACCATAATTGCAGCATTGGTATCACGAGCTAAGTACTTAAGTTCCTTGAGTGCTGACCGCATGTTACTAAACTCTTCACCACCATCCATGGAAATATCCATGAGGTTATCAATAACAATTAATGCAGGTGATTCACCTAGTAGTTCTTCTACTGCTGTTACTTCGTC